TCGAATGATTAATACCTATGGGTTACGTAAAACAAGTGGGGTAGATTATTATCATGTCTATCAGGAAGTCCAAGCTGCAAAACAAGCTGCTCGTTTAAATATGAAAGTCGAGTTAGCTACTCATGAAAGGGAAAAACATCAAGAGTCTGTTCAACAAACTCAGTCTAGTTCTAAGCCTGGCGTGGGTTCTAACTTAGACGTAACTGTATAGTAAAGGAAAATGAAAGAGGTAAATTGTATGTTAAGTGGATTGACAGCTAAAACATTAGGTCGGTATCAAGAAGCTACCAAAATGGTAGAAAAGACTATGGAACGGCTGTCGTCTGGTACAGCTGATCTAAGTTCAGCAGATAAAGTAAAGATTGGAAGGTTGAATAATACAGTCCATACTTTACAAACTGCTAATCGTGTAGTTAAAACAAACCAAGATTTATTAGAAACTGCTTTGGTTGGTACGGATGCCATTCATGCAGTTGTTACAAAAATGAAGGAGATTGCAACTAAAGCTCAAGACGATCAATTAACCGAATCAGCTCGAGCTGGTCTTGTTACAGAATATAATGAGTTAATTAAAGAAATTGACTATGTTGCCAAGAATACGGAGTATGATGGTACAGAGTTGATTGATGGTTCTTTTGGCTCTAAGACTATTACTATTGATGGTGCTAACGAGGATCAAGATATTGATGTATCTCTTGGTGATCTTACAATAAGTGGTTTGGGTATTGGTGCTTATACTCATGTACTTGAAGCAAACAACCCACTAATTGGTCAGGACAATGGTAATGGTGGTGTTTATGCTGCAGGTGATGAAATTGAAGTACCAGTTACATCACTCAATTCGGTGGAGAATGCAGAAAATACTGTTTCTCGTTTAGAGGATGCACTCGATACTCTTGAACTTGAACGGTCTAATCAAATATCAAAAATAGAAAGGTTTGATTTTACTATTGCCCACATGGAACGAATGATTAACATTAACGAAGAAGCTATAGCAACTATCAATGATTTTGATGAAGCTGAAGAAATGGCTAAACTTACTAGTTATAGGATTGAACAACAAACTGCAATTGCATTAATGAGTCAAGCTCAACAATTGTCTGCTAACGTTCTTCAGTTGTTACAAGGCTAATGAAATATTATCCGATACCTAGTGCTGTTTATTATTACAACTTGTATATATTCAGCACTAAGTCTCGCTTAGGTTTAGTGGCATACAAGTATAGTATTAAGGTAGAAATTTTTGAGAGGGTATAATGCCAAAATTGACAGAGAAGCAATTCTTAGAATTGAGTAAAGTTAAGTCTAAAAAAATATTTTCGTCTGGTATTGAGACATTAGTTATTAATATGGAATGTAGTTATATGGATGCTATTATCCATTATTGTGAGGAGAATGATGTAGATTTTGACATTGTTCCTAAATTAATTTCATCTAGTATTAAAGAAAAATTACAAGCCGAGGCAACAAATTTAAATTTCCTTCCTAGAGTGGGAACTTTGCCTATATGATTAAGATGGCAAGTTCTTTTGAAGTCTATCAAATTTACATGGGTCTTAAGTTACATTTTACTTCAGAGAATTACGATTACTTTAAGTATGGTGGTAAGACTAGAGTTAATATAGACAAATTTTATCAGAGAAGAAATATTGTACATTTCTTTGAGAAGTTAAAAACTAAATATAAACCACAACAATTGATCGAGTATTTCGCGTCTAATTTTATCTTAGGAAAAACTGATATTTTTCTTATAGGTGAAGATGGCGATGATGTTTATACTGAATGGAAACGCAGAATACAATCAATGGCTTATATTTTCCAACAGGATATTAATATATTGTTATCTAAGGTAGATCATTTTGATGATCTCTTTAAAATTGATGATGGTAGAAATCCTGTTATATTAAAATCCTATTATCATGATGATATAACAATAGAAACGTTTGTTATCTTACAGAACATATTAGGATTTTTTCAACAATTTGATTCTGAGTTGAATGATGATATTGTTTGGCCAGATAAGAAATTGTTATGTAGTAAATATAGTATATTTTTAAATATGGATACAAAAAAATATTTAAAAATTTTAAAAGAAAACCTAAACCTTTAGCCGTTCTCATACGTCTAATATAGTGTATGTGTTAGTGGACAAGTATAATATAAAACAATACGGAGAATACAACGAATATGAATTTTCAACAACTTAAGCAGAACTCTCAATCTCAGATTGATGCAATTTCCCAAGCCCTTTCTCAAACTCAAACTAAAAAAGAATCTTACGGTGATGATCGTATATGGAAGTGTGAACGTGATAAATCAGGTAATGGTTATGCAGTAATTCGTTTCCTTCCACCAAGTGAAGGTGAAGATTTGCCATGGGTTCGTATTTTTTCACATGGTTTTCAAGGTAAAGGTGGATGGTATATTGAAAACTCTTTAACGACTTTAAATCAAGATGATCCAGTATCAGAATATAATCGTGAACTTTGGAATAATGGTACGGAGGCAGGTAAGAATCAGGCTCGGGATCAGAAACGTAGATTGAATTACTATAGTAATATTCTAGTGGTTCAAGATCCTGCTAATCCTCAGAATGAGGGTCGAGTTCATTTGTTTAAGTATGGTAAAAAGATCTTTGATAAGATTAATGATGTAATGAATCCAGAATATCCAGATGAAAAACCAGTTAATCCTTTTGATTTGTGGACAGGTGCAGACTTTAAACTTAAGGTTCGCATGTTGGATGGTTATGTTAATTATGATAAATCAGAATTTTCACCAATCAGCCCAATATATAATGACGATACAGAATTAGAAAAACTTTGGAAGTCTCAGTATAAGTTAAATGAACTAGTTGATCCTAGTAACTTTAAATCATATGATGAATTAAAAACTAAATTGGATCGTGTATTAGGATTGGCATCATTCACACCAGAACCAGTTCAAAGTGAACCAACAATTAGTACAATGGAAGCACCATCATTTAGTACTGCTGAAGAAGTTAGTTTACCTTCAAGTGGTGGGGATGATGAAGATGATACATTGTCTTATTTTAAGAAGTTGGCTGAAAACGGTTAATTAAGAATTTCATTTTTATTCCTTTGAGGGAGTCATTTCTGACTCCCTTTTTTTATGCATAATTAATATGCAGCTACTTCTTTCTGAGTTGCATTAAGATTTGGATCTCCTACATTACTTTTTCCTGCTGAATATTGATTAGAACTTACCTTTGTACTGTTATCTGCGTTTATACTGGTAAAGTTATTTGAGTTTTGTTTAGCTTGTTGTACTTCTTTAGCTTCTCTCATTACTTGTCGTAATACTTGTAGTGCTTCTACATTCAATTGTCCACCCTGTATCAGTGCATTTAGCATTCTAGGGTCTGAAGTTTCAAAAGCTTTCTTTACTTTAGCTAAATCATCGGCTTGATTTTCTCCTATGCCGAATGGGCCTTTCTTATCCTTGGCCAATTCGTTAATTGCATCTGTTTGTTGTTTGATAAGTTTTTCTTCATCAGTCATTCCGAATTCAGATAGCATTGGTATTTTACGGATGAATAATATCAGACTGTTTTTAACCATTTCTATTGCTTGTCCTAGTTTGTTAGTTGCACTTTCCCAGATTTCACTAAATTTGGTAGAAATGAATGAACCAAAGTCTTTGACACCTTGTATTATATTTTCCCATGTTAGGTTGGTTTTCATCCAATCAGTTATATTATCAATAAATCCAAATATTGAATCAAAAATTGATTGAATACCATTTGCAAATTTATTTCCTAAATCTTCTGGGCCACTACCACCTTCAGGAAAGAATTTAGCAATAAAATCAACTATTGGATTGATTACCATCATTAAACCCTGACCAATAAAGCCTAATACATCCATTACTAATCCGAAAGATTTAGTTAGTGCAGGGAATAATACACCAACTGTTATGGTTTTTAATATTGGCATTAGGAATTCTACTATACCAATTAGTATTCGGACTACCTTATCAATTGCTGGTTTAGCTGCAACGAATGCATCATTTAGTTTCTCTAATACCATCCCTATTCTGTCAACGAATGTATTAAAGAAGCTGACAAATACTTCCTCAAAGAATGTTTTTAGTTTGGGTAGTATTCCAGAATCTATAACAGATGTAAAAACACCACCTACAACACCACTAATAGTTAAGATTAGAGTTTCAATTTTTTGGAATATTCCAACTTCTCTTATTCTTTTAAATACTCCACCAACTATTTTGGTGAAGAAATCGAATATTTGTTCTAAGATAGGCATAACATGTGGAGCTATTTTCTTTTGTACAAAGTTTCCTAGTCTTTCAAAGATAGGGCCTAGTGGTTTGAAAAATTCTGTTATTTTTGCAATCGTTGGTTCTATAAAAAGTGCAATTCTTTCAGTTATATCAAATTGGTCAATAAATGTTCTCCACTTCTCGGCTAGTTTACCCATACCTATCATTTCGAGTAAGGTTGCTGGTGCATTAGCAATACCTTCGACAAATCCACCAATCCCTGCAGAGATTTTCTGGGATACGGTGGCCTGATCTTGTTCTACTCCAAATATTTCTCCTGCTCGACTGACACCTTCAAATGCACCTTTAACACCTTCGATAGCTGCAAAGACTCCTGCAGCAATAAGTCCAAATTTACCTGCTTGTTTGAGGATGGGTGCTGCAACTTTTGCAGCTGCACCCGCCACTGCAACAACAGGTTTTAAAGATGTTGAAGCTAGATTTGTTATATTTTCTATCAATTCAGTTCCAAGAACACCACCCAACAATCCTTTACCTTTTGATGCTGCATCCATTGTTGTAGTTGCTAATACTTTGGGTAGTGCTAATAATGAACCTGCTATAGCACCTAAAACACCTAGTTGTTTCAATCTTGATCTTTTTTCTTCAGTTTTATCTTCTTCTGATTCTTTAGAATCATCAATTGAAGTGGATAATTCTTTAATACTTGATTCCATACCAGATGATAGTTTTGAAACTTCACTTTTAATACCTTCTGTAGCTGCAGTGAAACCAGAGATGGTATTTGTTGCAGACTGATTAATAGCATTAACTATTGCATTAGTTCCAGTGTTAGTAGATTCAGCCATTTTTTTATCCTTGTTGTTTCATCCTTTCGTTTTCTTCCTTGATATATTCGATTAACATTGCAAGATATATTGCCCTCTCATATGGAATCATATTTTCCAGTTCAGTCAAACTATATTTGTGCTGTTGCATCATTGAAAAGTTTGTCTGATAATGGTTAGCCAGAGAATCATGCGAAAGGGCTATCCGAAAAAACTTTGCAACCCTGATAGTGTGATTGATTTTGTTGTATCACATTCTTTACATTTATATTTCACTTCTTTAGTTAGGGTCGGCATAGTAGTAAAGAAGTTAGCAATGTCCATGAATTGCTCTTGTGTTAAACTATTGATGAAATTTTCTACTTCTGACTTTGGAAAATCCTCTATATAATAAACGTTTTCATTATCGTATATTGCAAATATAGAATCTTCTATCATTTGAAATGTTTGGTCTGTTGCAGATTCTATTTGACTGAACTTGGTGATATTTTCCATTGTCGGATATTTCATTTCAATTGTTAGATTGTCATTTAGTTTTATTTGAGGAGTATGTGATTCATCCATTGTTGGTTTAATATCATCTAACTGTATTGATATTGGAACTGGCTTCTCGCATGATTCACAATTGATTGTTAAGTCAGAAGTTTCACCTACAGATTTTGATCTAATATTTAAGAATAAGTATTCCATGTCAAACGTTGGTAAACTATCTACATCTAATTCTGTGATGGTACAGTTTACCAATATCTGTTTAACAGCTCTGATTATTTCGTTGGGATCGTCATCTTCCATTGCAGTTAATAGAAGTTTTTCTTCTTTAACTAAAAATGGTCTGTACTCAACGGGTTCTTCTATTGAAATCAAATTCAATTCATATGTTGGTGTTTGTATAATCGGTAAATTCATACTATATTAATCCTTTATTCTCTAAACAAGTTTATTGTTTCTTTGAAATTTCTTATACCACTGTTTATTTTTTCAATTGGTAAATTATCTTTTGCATAATTTTCAATGCGAGTAATCTGGTTATCTACGTAGCTGTACACATCATCTCTTATTTTTATGTGGTTTGAAATTTCTTGTGTTTTTATTGGTTGTGAAGCTTCAGTTAATTTAAGCTTACTGGTTACATCACTCTGGTATCTCCATTTTTCAAAATGTAGATTGACATTTATTTTTACTATGTCGTTGTTATCATGACCTAAATCGACTGCATCCATACTTATAGGATAAGAGTTTTCCAGAACTATAACCATGATTGGAGCTTTTAGGTCATGGTTTCCAAATACTAATATTTCCATTTCTGGTATGATATAATCTTCTCTATAGCCTATTTCCATGCTATATGGATCTATTACGTTTGCCATCCAAGCATCAAAAAAACGTTTTTCTGGAAGTCCAGTTTGGCCCATAAGATCCCCAACGGTACATATCACTTCTAATGTTATATCATCAAATGCAATTTGATATGGCATTAAAACTTCAGGGCCAGGAGATTCTACAGCATTAGTTGAGATGTTTGTACTTGGAAGTGATGCAGATTGTATAACAAATTTAAAATCTTTCTCTGGATTTTTTATAGTTGACCCAAATTGATAAAACCAGTTTGTGTCTATGCTTGCTACTGGTGGTTTTGGTATATTGACAACGAATTTACTAGAGAATACAGGCCCGTTTTGTACACCCATTTGATGTATTATGGGTGGGGGATCAAATCTTTTTGCTTTCAGTTTTCTTCCCAAGAATTCATCTGCCTTTCCTATTATATCATCAATTCCTTCTTCCACATTTGGTAGGTATATACCAGCAAGTTTTTTCAATTTCTGAGCTTCATGCATTGCTCTTATTGCACGTGAATTGGGTGCAATTCTCACACCTTTTAATTGGTCAACAGCTGCCTGGCCAATATCCTCTACTCTTTTTTGTTGACGATCTATCCAATTACCTATTCTTGCTGCCATTTTATTTTACTCCTGCCATAGAATCTTTCCATACTGTTTGTTTACCTTTTTTCTGGAATCTTTCAACTGGTAGATATATGGCTGATTGCCAATCTTCTGGACTTACTCTTATCATTCTTCCCATATTACTGCTTAAGTATCTTTTTACACAGGGTTTAAAGAGTTTATATTTTGTAGCACCTTTTAACAATCCATATTTAGCCCTAACCATACGGGTGGTACTATTTAATTTGTTGTTATTACTCAAGTCCATTAATCTTTTTAATAATATTGCTCTCTGTCTTGGTGGTAAGTAGTGTAAATTTAAACCAAGATACCCATCTGGATACTTATCTATTAATACCACAAGAGGAAATCTATCCCAATAGGGTAGTTTATCTTTAGTTTTTGGTTGGTATAAGAACATTATCATATCACCCATTCTAGGTCTTTTGACAATTTCACTAGCTTTATCCCTAATAATATCAAGAGGTTTTATCCTCTTTAATTTATTAGCTAATCCTCTAAACCATTTAGTGGCTTCATTAATGGTAGTGAAGTTAGGTTTTTCGTAAGTTATAGATTTTAAAATTTCATTTCTCATAGTTTCATTTCTTTTTCGGTGATAATTTTAAATTTCCAATTACGTCTATTACACAATCTAGTTGCAGCTTCCCATTTAGCTTGGTTTTTTGTCCATGTTTTCATTTCTTTTAAGAATCTTTTTCCATTTTTTGGTTTAAGTAGTTGCTTAAATGGTTTAATTTCTATTAGATGCATTTCAATTTCTTGTTTTTTGTTTTTTACTTTAATTAAAAAGTCTGGAAAATATCTATGCCTCTTTCCATCAGTAGGACACCTATATGGTATAACTACTTCTTCACTAGACCACTCTAATATATTTACTGTTCTATCACAGTACCTCATAAATGATCTTTCCCAAGAGGAACGATAAATAATATTATTTGGGTTCCCATTATATTTATGGGGGTTTTTGGGTTTATAGTAGCCTTTATAGGTTTTATACATATCCATATTTATAAATATAAATAACTACAATAGTCATCGAGGTTGATATGCTAAAAGGTAACGGGTATAATCCCCAACGAGAAAGGTTTATTAGGACAGTTACTGCAGTTGAGGGAAGTGTTTTGCAATATCCAAAAGATGTTACTAATGGATATTATATTATGTATTCTATATATCCTCATGCAGGAGGAATAGAATTAGAAACTGATAGTAGTGGTAAAAAGAAATTAGTTGCTCAAAGTTCTGAAACTGATCCTGTGGCTGATATAGCATTATATATGCCAGGCGAACTTTCTAGTGAATCTGAAATAGAGTGGGAGTCAGGAAAAAGTTTGGTTAGTGCGATGGGTGGAACTGAAAGTATTGTGGATACTTTAAATCAAGGATTAACTCCCGGCCAAGAGGGAACAGCTGCAATTGAGGCAGGTAAAATGGCACTGAAAGGTTATGCCTCAAAAATAGGTCGTGGTGTTAGAGAATCTGAAGCAATGAACGACATAGAGAGATTGACAGGACAGATTGCAAATAGTCATTCAGAACAATATTTTAATGGTGTTGGTTTTAGGTCTTTTTCTTTCAGTTATAAATTTCAACCATCTTCTCATGATGAAACTAATATTGTTAGAGATATAATTCGACAATTTCGTAGAAATGCATTACCAGAAAAATCAGAAGGTGGATTGACAAGTTTTTATCCATCAACATTCGAGATTGAATTTATTACTCCGCATATTACAAGTTTAAAGAAGTCGGGTAGTAATTTTACTAAGAAACAGAGAGTTAGAAAGGATGAATCGGGTACTTCTAGTTATAGAAATCCATATATGCCAAGACTTAAACAATTAGTTTGTACAGGATGTAACGTTACCTATGGTTCTGGAGGTGGTGCCTTTTCATCATTTAAAGATGGTGCACCAGTTGAGATAGATATGGAATTGTCATTCACCGAAACATCAAAAGTATATATGGGCGATGTGGACGAGGGTTATTAGATGAAATATTTCAAACAATTTCCAACAATTGAATATGATTTAGAGAAAGACAATAATATTGAAAATATAACTGATATATTTCGTAGAGTTATTGTTCGTGAAGATTTAAATAAATTCGTAAATACTTTTGCAAAGATTAACCTGAATTCAGACGAAAGGCCAGAACAAGCTGCACATGGGATCTACGGAAATGTAGATTTAAATTGGGTTTTGATGTTTATGAATAAGACCATTGACCCATATCATGATTGGGTAATGGGTCAACTTACATTTGAAAATTATGTTAATAAGAAATATCCAAACAAGCATATTTTACTAGATGCAAATCACTATACTGTTAGTGATTATGGTAATGCAACAGGTGATACTGGAGAGAGGACATTCATAGAAGGTGAAACTATCGTAGAGTATAATAGTGATGGCAGTGGTGTTACAGGTGATTCTGGTAAAGTTGTAAAGTTTGATAGTACTATTAGACAAGTAATCTATTCTACAGTTTCTGGCACTCTTGGTGGTGTTCATTATATTAAAGGTCAGGATTCTGGTGCTGTGGGTAAAAGTGTTTCAAGTGGAGATGAGAAAGATGCAGTTCATCACTATGAGAGTAGTGCACCTTTAGAAAAAACTAAAGATAGTGGTAAAGTTGATTCTGAACAGAAAGCGTTTTGGGTTAATAGAGGATATAGTGTAGTTTATAGCGGAACTACTTATGATGCAACTACCATTAGTAATCTTGCTCATGAAGAATCTTTGAATGATGATAGAAGAAGTATTAAGTATTTGGATTCTGATTTTTTATCACATTTTACTTCAGAGTTTCAGGAAAAAATAAGTAGATGAGATATACTAGGCCAGGTGAATATCTTTTAAAGAGTATTAGGTTAATTTCTGATAATAATACTAATCAGAATGTAGAAATTTCTTCTTTAGTTGCTGAAATGAATATTTATGAGAATATGTTTTTAAATGCAATTAGTGCTAGATTACTCATTACAGATACAAATAATATGTTATCCAATTTTCCTATTATTGGCCAAGAGACTGTTAGTATAGGAATTTCTTCATTTAAACAAGATGGGTCAGAGGTATTTTTTCAACATGATTTGAAAGTTTATAATTTTACATCAAGAAATGTGATAAATGATAATAATTTGTCATATGTTTTGGAATTGGTTTCTCCTGAACAATTATTGAACCAACAAAGAAAGGTTTGTGGTTCTTTTAAAAATAAATCTCCAACTAATGTTGCAAAAGCTATACTGACTAATAAAAAATATGGCTTAAATCTTGATTCTCGAAGGGTTGACATTACTGCGGGGGTTGGTACTGATACTGTTCCGATAAAAGATTTTATTATTCCAAATTGGAGTCCATTTAAGGCACTTAATTGGTTGGCTCAAAATAGTTTATCGACAGCTGGTGGTATGGATGTAACTGTATTTTTCTACGAGTCATTTTCACCTAAACCAAATGAAACTCATATACGTTCTAAGTTTAATTTTAAATCATTTGCAGAAATGTTTAGGGATAAATCAGAGGAAATATATACTTATTATCCAACAGAAGATAGTAGTGATCGTAGAGGTATGTCTCAAAAAGAAATTGAAAATATTGATGACCATTCTTCACATAATAGGATTACTTCTTATATTGTTGAGCAACCGTACAATATTATCAAGAATATAAATATGGGTATGTATTCATCAAGGGTAATTGGGCATGATATAATTGAAAGAAGCCTTATTGAGCAAAAATTTTCATATGGTGATGATGTATTTCCTCGTATGCGTTCCCAGAGAGAAAAATATAAGTATGATTTGATAGATGATGGTTTATCAGAAAAATATTCTAATTATAAAGAAAGTAGTAATAGTAAGGTTTATTATGTACCTATTAATCACGACCAGAGAAGGGGAAATTTAGATTATATTATTCCAACCAGAAATTCAGTCTTGCAGAGATTTGATAATATAAGATTAACTGTTACTATTTCTGGAAATTTAGAGAGGTCTATTGGAGATGTAATAACTCTAAAAATACCTTCTTCAGATTCGACTAGGAGTATATCAGGAAAGGAATCAGAGGATAATCTTTACAGTGGAGATTACGCGATAACTGCTATTAGACATAAGTTTACTCCTGCAACTTACGAAATGATATTAAATGTTACTAAAGATAATTATTTTAAAACTCTATCTTCTATTAGAGAGGGCAAGTAATGTACAACGATTATATATTAGATTATGTTACTAAATTGATGTCATCTGAGAAAGCTCAGCTTCTCGATGAAAAACTTATAATGTTTAATCAGGGTAAAAATTACGGTCAAGTAGTTTTTATGGCTGGTGGTGCAGGTTCTGGTAAAGGATTTGCTCAAAGTAATTTCATGGAAAAGAATAAATTCAAGGTTAGAGATGTTGATGAATGGAAAAAAGCTTTTATGAAGTTATCAAAAGACCCAAGATTTTCTAATTACCACGCAGTGGTTAAAAGAAATGCAAAAGGCAGAGTCTTGGATGTTGATGTTCTAAAAGATAAACCTAAGTTAGATTATTCTGATACAAAGTTTATGGATGTTATTCTACTTGGAGATTTGGATTTAAAAAATCCAGACCATGTTTTCATATTACATTTAGCAGTTAAAAAATTGGGTATTAAGAATAAGACTTTAGATTTAATTTTATCTGATCTGAAAAAAGGAACTTTACCTAATATTTTATTTGATGTAACATTGAAGGATATGGATGATATTACAGATGTTTTACCTACACTTAAAGAAGTGGGGTATGATGCCAAAAGTATTCATATTGTTTGGGTTTTGACTAATTATCATGTAGCCGTTAAAGCTAATAAAGATCGAGAAAGGGTTGTTCCAGATGATGTTCTTTTGAAAACTCATGAAGGTGCTGCCAATACTATGTATAGTATTGTCAAATCTAAAGGAGTTAAGGGTATAGATGGAGCAGTTCATGTTATTTTAAATAACAGAGATCAAACTATTTTCTATAAGCGTCCAGATGGAACTAAAACCAATGTAGTTAAAGGGTTTACTTATCTTACTTTGAAAAAGGAAGGTAAAAAATTCTTTGGTGAGAAAGAAGTTAATGCTCAGTTGTTAGATTGGATTAAAAATAATATACCTAAGACCAAAGAAACTGCACCTATATGGAGTGGTCGATAAAATGATTGAACACTTGAATAAAGATGGGTTTATCTGGTGGCAAGGAGTTGTTGTAGATAGAAATGACCCATTTAAGATAGGCAGATGTAAAGTTAGGATACTTGGCTATCATGGCGAAAAAGAAGATATTCCTGATGATGATCTGCCATGGGCATACCCTGCAATGCCCATTAATGTAAGACCAAACTCGGTAGCTACGGGTTTGGTTGAGGGTGTGTGGGTTCTTGGGTTTTTCCGAGATGGAAATAATGCTCAAGATCCTGTGATTACCCATTTGATTAATTATGGTAAAGCTAGAGATGATGATTCATATAAACCTGCAGAAAAAACTTTACATACAGAAAATTTTGGTAAAGATGAAATGAACACGAATAAATTGGCAAGGGGTGAATCTGTAGGAACAATTATTGATGAGCACAATAGTGTTGTAAATTTGGCCAAAACGACTTTCCCCCCATCACCATATGCTGCACAGTTTCCTTATAATTATGTCGAGGAAAGTGAAAGTGGTCATGTTATACAGATAGATGATACAGAAAATGCAGAAAGGTTGAGTGTTAGTCATAGAACTGGAACATTTGTTGAGGTTCATCCTGATGGTACTCAGGTTGCAAAAATAGTAGGTGATAGGTTTACTCTTATTTTGGGAAATGATACATTAGAAATAAAAGGTGATATTAATATTAAAATTGATGGTAATGTTAATATTGATGCTAAACATAAAATTGATAAGGTTGATGGGGATCAGTTAGAAACAATTGAGGGAGGATATAATTTAACCGTTAAAAAAGATAAATTGGATAAGATCTCAGGTGATTATGAAATTCGAGATGCAAAGAATGTTACAATAAGGTCTGGCAATACTAATATTAATTCTCCAGACGGAACAACGATTAAGGGTGGGGTTATTCATTTAAATTAAGGTATAATATGAGAAAAGAAAAACAACTTACACGAAAACCCACTATTGACTATGATGTTTTTAAAGCAGTCAATACTCTTATTGAAAAAAATGTTATTTCTTATGATGAAGAAACTAATACTATTACAGTTAATGCAGATATAATGTTAAAGTTCAAAGGTAATTTAAAAATAGATTGTGAAAAGCACATAATGATGACAAGCGGACATCAGAAAAAAGATACATCCATTGACCCAAGAACACCATATTCTATTTGGTTAAATCCAGAGTTTGATGAAAAAGGAAATCCAGTTCCAGAG